TGGAGTATAAAGTTTGAGAATCTAGACCTTGAAGAGGAAGAGTTTTAATATTGTACGAAATAAGCATTAAACATAAAGATATAGGTAAACGAACCTACAATATCTACACAAAAGATGAGGCTGACAAGAAGGGGGTAGACTATAAGTACTGGAAGGAAGCCGACAAGGGGGACTATGCGCTCACTGATGATAACTATGTTGGAGAAATCATACAAAAGAAGTGTTATACAGGAGATAATGGCGTTGATAGTTATTATGTTCGTATGCCTTTTGGCTATGCCTTTCATTCTCCTAAGTATCCTAGTCAAAAGCTTAAAGCAGATGGTAGAGTATCTAATCATACGTTGTCTGGCAAGCCTCAGCTCGAAGTACGTAAAGGCACCCAGGAATGGAAAAACCTCGCAATGGTCTATAGCGTCGTATTTGATATGGATTTGGCTATCGATACTGTCATTAGTAACCCTACTGATAATAAGCGGCGTACTGTAAAAAGATGGATGAGAACACAGGAGTTTAAATCAATGGTAAAAGATGAATTAAAAGAAGTATTAGCAGAAAAAGGTCATAATAGGTCAAAAACGATTGACTTACTAGATCAAGCTTTAGAAATGGCTAAAGAAAAGAAAGATATAACAAACTTTCTTAGAGTTGTAGAGAATATACAGGATATGTTGGGTATGAAAGACAAGACTGTAACTAAAACAACTACTCAATTAGAGGCTACAGCTACAAGAAAGCTTTTAGATGAGATAAATGAAGAAGAACAGCATTTAAAGGGCACCCAAACTAAAATAGAGGCTAAGACATCTACAGATGAAACCTAAAAAACCTACAATGAAACAAGTTTCAGAGCATATTTATAAAACAGATGTGCTTATTGCTAGTATGATGCTAAAGATTCAAGAGTTAGAAAAGAAAGCTCATGAACCTAGAGACTTTGTATGTTGTGGTAAGTGCGGATGCAAGTTAAAAAAAGATGAATGATTTCGAAGAAATCTATGCTAAGAAACAGGCTCTTAAAAAGTTATTTAAAAATATTGCCTTATTTGGTCGCACTTGTTTTCCTACAGCTCTTCGGAAAGCCACTCCACCATTTCATCATGAGATTTATTCCAATTTAAGAGACAGGAGTAAGAAAAGAGTATTAATAGCAGCGCCTCGTGGTACAGCTAAATCTACAGTAACATCACTTCTACTACCACTGCATCGCATAGCCTTTAAACACGAAGACGACGAAGAGTTTATCGTGATCATATCTGAATCACAGGCGCAGTCTATTAACTTCTTGTCTCGTATTAAATACCATTTAACTCATAGCCAAAGGTTTAAAGACTTATTTGGAGATATGGGACCTAATACTGCTAAAAGATGGACAGCTACAGATGTAGTAACTGCCAATGGAGTGCGTATAGTGGCCGTAGGTACTGGACAAAGAGTTAGGGGTTTTATTGAAGGAGATACAAGACCAACATTAATTATTGTAGATGACTTCGAATCAGAATTAAACGCGTTTACGCAAGAAGCGAGAGCTAAAAATAGAAAGTGGATGACAGAAGCCGTGATACCATCATTATCCGATGAGGGTCGTATTGTTATGATTGGTACAGTAATATCAGAAGATTGTTTCTTATATTGGGCTAAAGATTCTCCAGCATGGAATACTCTATGGTATTCTATCATAAATGATGATGGCTCTCCAATATGGCCCGAAAGATTTCCTAAAGAAAGAATTGATGGTATAAAAGAAGAATATGCATCTGTAGGTAATATAAATGGATTCTATCAAGAGTACATGAATATAGCTCAATCCCCAGATGAAGCTCCTTTTAAACCAGAATGGATAAAATTACATCAATATGATTTTGAGCGAATAGAAGGACAACCTTGTTTGGTAAAAGAGACGGGAAGTGGTAAAGAAACTATCCCGATAGAGGTCTATGGAGGAGTAGACCCTGCATCTTCATTATCAGCAAGGGCTGACTTTTTTGTTATAGCTACAATTGGTATTGATCATGCTGGCAATAAATATGTTTTAGATATATATAGAAAGCATATATCCCCAGCAGAGCAGCCTGATTTAATAATAGAAAAGTTTAAAAAGTATCGACATAAAAAAATGAAGATAGAAACAGTTGCATATCAGGAAGCTTTAAGAGCAGCATGTAAAAAAAGAATGCTAGAAGAAAATCTGTATATTCCAGGGCTTGAAAAAGGTGTAAAGCCACGTACTCGTAAATCTGAGCGACTTTTATCTTTAGTTCCTATGTTTGCTAAAGGTGAATTTTTCTTTAGAAGTCAAGATACTGAAGCACAAGCTGAGTTTTTATCTTATCCAAAAGGTAAACATGACGATGTTATGGATGCAATATGGACTTCGTTGGAAGGAGCAAGACCAGCAAAGCTAAAATCACTTAATGCTGAAGATAAAGGCAGTAAGTTAAAGAAAGTTCTTGATTGGATGACCCTATAGTGCTTATATTATGATGCATACGACTATGCAATAATATGGGGGTATTAAGTTAGTGGCAGATTACGACGGTCCAGAAAACCAAGAGTCGATAGCAGATTCAACCAAGCGTTTATTTGATTTATACAAGAGAAAAAGAGATGTCTGGGAAACTCAAGCTAGAGAAGACCAAGAATACAGACTTGGTAAACAATGGACAACGGAACAGATTAAGGTACTAGAAGGCAGAGGTCAAGCCCCTGTTGTTGTTAATCGTATACATCCTGCTGTAGAAACAGCAAAAGCTTTACTAACTGCAAACAGACCTTCATTTAAAGTATCCCCTAGAGAAGATAGTGATACAAAAGTTGCTAATGTTCTCAATAATTTACTTACTTATATGTATGACCAATCAGATGGTAGGACTCAAATAAGACAAGCTATTGATGATTATTATGTTACGGGATTAGGTTATTTACAAGTATATCAAGACCCTTTAAAAGACGATGGAAAGGGTGATGTTTGTTTTAATAATGTAGATCCAATGGACGTCTATGTTGATCCTAATTCTAGGGATCCATTTTTTGATGATGCAGAAAATATTATTATATCTAGAAACTTCACAAAAGAACAGGCCAAATCTTTATATCCCCAATATAAACAAGCAATTGATGCAGCCTCTAGTTCTTATGATAGTGATAGTATAATAACAGGTCGTAGCGACGATACAGGAGTAACATTTCCTGGAGATATTGATACATTAGCAGAAGGTGACCATGAATATGTAAGAGGTTATGAACGTTATTACAAAGTGCAAATTAATATGTACAGGGTTCATGAGACATATACTGGCAAAGAATACCGATTTAATGAAGAAGAGTTCCAACAATACATTGGTCAAGAAGTAGGTGTTCTTAATGGAAAAATCATAGAAGGTTCTGATAATATAAAGAAATTAGAAGAGCAGCAGTCTCAAATGAAACAAGAGATGCTTGATAAAAACCTTAAAATGATTGAAGAAGATATACATCGTATGTCAGAAGAACTTGAAGTTCAGTATATGGAACAAGAAAAGCAGTTTATGGAGCAAGTTCAAGTAGGCAATATGCTTCCTGACAGAATGGAATTAGAACTTGGCAATTTAAGAGAGGCTATAGATAAGCAAATCTCAGACGCTAAAGAGAATGCAATGATTCAAGCAGGACAAGTTGTAAATATTCCAGGTATTGAAATCACATCTAAAGCTGGTTTAATAGCACAAAAGATGATTGAGGCAGTACCAGTTCAAATAAAGCAAGTAAAGCAATGCGTAGTAATGGGAGACACTCATATCTACTCAAGGATATTACCAACTAGTAATTATCCTATAGTACCAATTGTTAATCTTCACACTAGAACACCATATCCTATGTCAGATGTAAGGATGGTAAAAGGTTTACAAGATTATATAAACAAAACTAGGTCATTAATCATAGCTCATGCTACAACAGCAACTAATATGAAGGTTTTAGTTCCTTCTGGTTCTGTAGATATGCGTGAATTTGAAGAAAAATGGGCACAACCTGGTGTTGGTATTGAGGTAGATTTTGACTTGGGGCAACCAGTAGTTGCTAGTCCAGCTCCTCTTCCTAACGAGTTGTACAATAACGAGCAGACGGCCAAAAACGACATAGATCACCAGCTTGGACTCTACGAAATGATGATGGGTAACTCTCAGGCTGCCCCACAAACTTATAAAGCCACTATATCACTTGATGAATTTGGTCAAAGAAAGATTAAATCAAAACTAGCTGATATAGAAGGTTCTTTGCAAAGAGTAGCAAAAGTAGCTATTCAAATGATGCAAGAATTATATCAAGAAGAAAAAATATTTAGAGTTGTTAACCCTAATAACTCATTAACAGAATTTGCAGTAAATAAAAAGCTATATGATGACAAAACTAATGAAATCAAGATAGCAAACGATATTACCGTAGGCAAATATGATGTTGTATACGTATCAGGTTCGACACTTCCAAGTAATAGATATGCGGAACTCGAATTTTATATGGATGCATACAGTAAAGGTATTATCGATAAAGCAGAAGTGCTTAAGAAAACAGAAGTTTTCGATATGGAGGGCGTACTTAAAAGAACAGATACAATCGAACAACTTACTTCACAAGTTGAACAACTTGGTAAACAGCTCAAGAAGATGGGTGGAGACATGCAGACTCTTGAAAGAGAGAATGTTCACCTTAAACAGAAAGTTGAAGTCGAGAAGTTTAAATCTGATTTAGACCAAGTTAAGAACAAGTCTAAAATGGCTGGTACTTTATTTGAAAAAAGATTAGATGACAACTTATCTATGTTAAGAAAAGACGCTCAAGATGCAATTAAAGACAAACAAAAAGACTCACCTTCTTCCGCATCTAAGAAGCAGTCTAAAAGTAAGAGGAAATAATAATGGAAGCTAATGAGAATATGGCTCCACAAGCCCCTGCATTTGAGCAGGAAATAGTGGACACCCAAGAATCGTTACAAAACGCTGATAACTCATTTGAACAAGCAATGGGATTACCTGTAATGGACAAAGATGTTGTACCTCAAGAAAATGAAGCACCATCACCTACCGTTTCAGCTCCTAATCAGGATTTTACTCAAAATGAAGTAACTCCTGATAATAATGAACAAGTAAGGTATCAGTATTGGCAGTCAGAAGCTGCTAAACTTAAAAATCAGTTAGATGAGGTTAAACAATACCAACCTATGGTTGACTATTTAAGATCTAACCCAGAGGCCGTGCAAAGTATAACGCCAGGTGGTAAGGCACCAGCGGAAGCTGCACCAACAAGTCAGGAGCAAGAGGAGTTTCCTCCTCCACCTGCTAAACCTGAGCAACCTAGGGGTTTCTCGAGAGATGAGGCGATAGCTGATCCTACTTCAGATAGCGCAAAGTTTTTAGATGATGTTGAAAAGTGGAGAGATGATATGATGCAATATAATTCTCTTGCTTCTCAATATGAGATAGCTACAATGCGCGAATCGTATAACAAAAAGTTAGAAAAGTTAGAGAATATAGAGGAAGATAGACAAAAAGCAGTAGCTCAACAGCAAGAGATGAACAATGTTAGGCAATATGTTGGCTCTAATTATGATTTAGGAGAAAACTTAGACGATTTTATTACGACTATGAACGACCCTAAATCTATAAATATGGATGATTTAGTAGGTTATTATAAATGGAAAAAAGGTGTAGCAAATGTTCAACAAGCTGCTCCTCAAAAGACAGTTCCTGCTAGTAATTCATTTAGACAAGTACAACGTGCTCAATCAGTTCCTCAACCTATGGGAGTTCAACCTGCTCAGTCTAATGCCCCTTCTGATCCAACGGATAACTTTATGGATGCGATTGTAAACTCAGATAACAATACAAACATTCTCTAGGAGGGAATAATAATGGCAGAATATCCTAATGGATTAATAAAGACTCAGACAGCTGGCCAAACATGGACAGGTGATGTGAGCATAGATAATGTCAGAAGAACGTTTGGAATTGGTGATAAAGTAGCAGAATTAGCTCCTCAAGAATCAATTTTCTTCTCTTATTTATCTAAAATCGGTAAAAAACCTATCGATGAAACAGTTTGGAAGCCTTTGGAATATCGTAACCAATGGCAAAGACGTAACTTCTCATTTATGGTAGAAGCTGCAACAAGTGCTACAGGCGATGAATCTGTAGATGAAGCAGAAACAGCAGGTCTTAAAATATGGTGTGATTACAATAAAATGGGTCAGCAAGATAGCGCTAAGCAATATGCTCCTATTTTTCTTGTACCAGGTCAAATCTTAAGATTAAATGGTGTAGCGTATAAGTTTGAAGGCGCTGCTTCTGATGTAAGTTATTACACAGAGTCAGCAACTGATCACGAGATTGCTTCAACATTAGCAGCTGCTTCAACTACTGACAAAGGTTACGCAAAAATACCTTTAGCTAAGATAGTAAAAGTAGAAGATTTTTCTACTGCTTATACTGGAACAGCTGATGAAGTATTAAAAGGTCAAGTAATTGGATCACAATGGGCTGAGGCTTCAGGCGCTCCTGATGGATTCAGAGATGAGCTTACTAACGTTGAGTTCTTTTCTCAGATATTCAAAACAGCAGTTCCTTTAATGTCTGGTTCAACAATGGCTACTAAGTACAGAGGTTATGCTAATGAGTGGAAACGTATTTACGCTGAACACTTAAAAGCTCACAAAATGGACTTAGAGCACGCTTTCTTATTCGGTTATGGTAAATATAATACACAAGATGAAAGAACATCTTGGGGTGCTATACCATTCATCGAAAATAAAGGTGGTAAACGTTATAAGTTAGATTTCACAGCTGGTAGTTCAGTTGACGGAGCTAACGGTGTTTATGACTATGAAGGTGATTTCACATATGATGGACTTACTAACGTAATGGATGATTTCATGAGTTATGAGTCTGGAAATAGTGGACAGAAGTTATGTTTAACATCTAGAAAAGTAATCAATCAGTTACACAAAATGGGTTCTGGTGGATTCTTGGACAAATCTCTAAGTGGAAATCTTAAAGATGTGTTTAGTGCTAACCTAGACGTGAAAACATCTAGCTTTATGCCAATTGATGTGACATCTATATCAACTTCTTGGGGTTCTATGAATTTCGTAGCTCACCCATTAATGAGACACGATATGGAAGATAAAGCAGTATGTATCGACCTATCTAACGTTTCATTAAGACCATTAGCAGGTAACGGAATCTCTAGGGATACATTCGTTGAAACTAATGTTCAAGAAAATGACATTGATGGTAGAAAAGATATGATTATCACTGAAGCAGGTCTTGAGGTATTATTACCTGAGACTCACGCTGTTATTGATTTTCATACATCTTCATAATCAATAAGGTCTAAACAATGTGCCCCTGGTTAACGCTGGGGGCACCATTAAAGAGGAAAAATGAATTTAAAGCAAAGAGTATTATCACAACTAGGACAAGACAACGCTACGTTTTTAGACGGCATTAGTAACCCAGAAGACGTATTCTCAAGAGGATACTGGGAAGCTTTGTCTTTATTACCACCTAGGTTAATACTTTCAAATTTACATCCTCCTATCAACCCAGAATCGTTAGTAACAAACACTGATCCTGATACATCTTTACCAGCAGATTTTAATCTTGATGAAAAAAGAGAGTTATTAGTGTTTAGAACTGCAGCTAATCATATTATGGACGGGGCTACTTTAAGTACAGTAAGGTTTATAACAAAACCATGCAAAAGAATTAGTTTAGAAAATAGTAAAAGATCTTTAGATACAGAAAGCATATACTTTGCAACAGATAATAGTCCAGTGTATTGGTATGAAAATGTAGCAGGAATTCAGTTAATCAAAACTGCTCCTATCACAACTGGATGGACAAATACTGGGGCAGATGCTTATATGCCCAATGGAAGTAGTGCATTACAAGTTTATGCAATTAAAAGGCATATATTTACATCAACGGAAGTAGGTACTGGAACTGGAGCTTTAGAGGATTTCCCATTACCTGATTCTTACGGGGTACAACAGACTCATAAAACTTTACCTGAAGAGCTAGAAGGATTAGTAATTAAAAAAATAGCTCATTCATTTTTAGTTGAAATAATTGCTAATGCAGCAGTCCAAGAAGAAGATAGTGAATTAGTGACAGTACTAAGTAGCGAAGCTCAAATTCTCTCTGAAATGATTCAGACTGAAGTTGGTCAATTAAGTGAAAAATTTGGAGAGAACTAGTAATGACACAAAAAGAATTAATAGAGACAATACAACAACATCATTCACACGCTGGAGAAACACAAATAAGAAAAGCTTTAAATAGAGCGCAAGATGACTTTGCAGCAAAAACTAAAATTATTCATGTAGGTTCTGATAATACAGATACATTGGTTGCAGGTCAAAGATATTATAGTTTACCTACAGAAGTGTTAGAAATTAAAAGAGTTGAAGTTAATGAGGTGGAAATTAGAAGAATGATAGATAGGCCAAAGAAAGGAGACTTTAGTGGTTAATATAAATGAAACTATAGATAAGTTTTTTTGGTTTGTTAATGGGAATAGGATTGGAATTGTTGAAAAGAATGAGTCCAATATAGATGGAACTGATAAATATATTTCCCCCAGCATTAGTGGAGCTACGCTTAGACTTGAATATACATCAAGACCTATACCATTTGATCCAGATTTAACTAAATCAAGTGAACTTCCAGATCAATTTCATGAAGCATTAGGATTTAAAGTTATAGCAGAACTTTATAGGCTTCCAGGAGATGGATTTAATTTACAATTAGCACAATATTATGACGCATTATATGCTGAACAAGTAAGAGAAGGTAAAAAGTATGCTTCTCGAAACAAAGTATCTGGCGGATATATTAAACCAGTGGATTATTAATGGCATTTACCAGAGATAATATAGGACAAACAACATCATTTACTAGAAGTGGGGCAACAACTTTTCAGTCAACGCCTAACTTTCAAATATTTAATGTTACAGATACTACGTCAAATTTTTCGTTAAACAATAAATGGACTATTTCTACTATCGGAGGAACTAGTGCCAGTTTAACCTTTAAGTACAACAATACAACAATGTTAGAGCTCACTGAAAATGGGGTTGGAAGCCTAGTTATGCCTGCTTTGAAATTGAATAATCTAGGTGGGCTACCAAACTTTGCAGGATATGCAATAGGTGATATTGTGAAAACTGGTGGAGAGCTTTACGTGTTGATTGATAATGAAAACCCGACACCCTAAATAAAAGGAGACTAATAAATGGCTATATGGCAAAAGGTTATTACAGCTGCTGACGATTCTGATTATAAGAATAGTAGCGTTACAGTTGCAGACCTAGGGGGTGGATCAGGTTCAACGTTTTTAAAAAAAGACGGAACTTGGGCCACTCCGACAGACACAAACACTCAGTTAACAACTGAAGCAGTCCAAGACATAGTTGGTGCTATGTTCTCTGGCAATACAGAAACAAGAATAACTGCTACATATCAAGATGGTGATGGTACACTAGATTTAGTTGTAGATGATATGAATGACACAACTCCAACTGGAGATAGTGGTAATGCTGCAGTTTATGACAATAGTGGTACACCAGCATTAAAAACTGGAATTACAGCTGCAGAAATGAGAACAGTAATTGATGCTCACCAAGCAATAGATTCAGGAAACAGGTTAAGTGCTACTTTGGTTGGTGGTAATGGAAATGTAAGTAATACAGAATATGGTTACTTAAATGGCGTTACTTCTGGAATACAGCAACAGCTTGATCAAAGAGCTGCAATCAATGGTGATACACTTGAAGATTTCTCTGCAAAAGATATGGAAATTACAGGTAATCTAACTGTTACTGGTACTATTGATACTGTATCGCAGACAAACTCTAATTTAGTTGATAAAACTATAACACTATCAGTTGGTGCAACTACAGAAGCTGCTTCGGATGGTTCTGGTATAGTAATTAATACAGGCCAAACTATTGAGCCTAAACTATATTGGTATGATGATACAGTTAGTACCAACGTTGATGGTAGAATTGGTACTGGTTGGATGGTAGCAACCACTGGTGAGGCTCAAAGTGCTGCTAATGATTATCACCTAATGGGATTCAAAACTGGTAATGGTGTTCCAAGTGTAGCAACTAAAGCTGTTGGAGAAGGAACCTTTTATTGGGATAACAGTGCCGATACACTTTATGTATGTACAAGTTCATATACTAATACTGGTGGAGGCTAGTAAGTGCCGATAATTCAAAACAATGGGAAAGCGCTTGGGGAAAAACCTGAGCGCATTTCCTTCAACATTGAGGAAACCGATTTCTTGATAAACATATTAAGTAAAATAGAGGTTCCAATAGTCCAAGCTAAGTTAGCATGGAGCACTATTGAAAAGATTACAAAGTTGCATAAACAGTTAATGGGTAAAACTACCGAGATATAATGGCTAATTGGAAAAAAGTAATAACAACAGCAGATGATGCAGATTATAAAAATAGTAATATATCTGGATTAAAACAAAAAGTTGATATGCAATGGAGTATGCGGTGGTATACATCAGCTTATACTAGTGCGATAGGTTCTTCAAGAAGAAGATGGTATCATCCAAGTACAACATATGGACCTGCTTATTACAACTGGAATAGTAGTGCAGTTGGTGCAGACTCAAGAACTATATGGTATGATACTTATAATCCTTGTATAGTGGTTCCAAGAGATATGACTCTTACTGGATATAAGCTTTATGGAAATATGGCTACTACCAATAGTGGTGATTTAATACTGGATTTAAAGAAAAACACTAACGCAATTACCTGGGACAATGATAACGGTACCCAAGCTATTTCATTAGTTAGTAATCGAGTAACAACAGCTTGGACAGGTAACTGCTACAATAGTATGGGTGAATCAGGAATATCTGTTGCTATGAGTGAAGGAGATATATTGATACCTATGATGTGTAGAGACTATGCTTTAACAACATCATCACAATATATGATAGAAGGTGTATTTCATTTAGAATTTGAGGAGGACCTAACATAATGGCAGATCAAGATAAACATGATAAGTCGGTAGATGAAAAAACAGATATGGAGACCACTGTTAATGGTGCAATGATAAAAGAGATATTTGAATCTCTTGATATAGCCATAGATAGAAACAATACATCTATAAAAGACTTATCTACATTAACCTCTACTGTAGCAGTAAATACAGCTAAAAAGGGTATAACAAGTAGTCAAGAAAGTGCTATAACTGCAAACACAGCAAAGACTGGCATAACAACAGCACAAGCAAGTGCAATTACAGCCAATACAGCAAAGACTGGCATATCTACAACTCAAGCAACACAGATAGATAATCTAGTTGCAGGTAGAGCAACAGGTGTGTATACGAATGTAAATAAAGTCACTGCACAAATTACAAACTCAGTAACTGTTAATGCAAAAACAGGTGCTGCAACATTAGATACTAGTGTAAGATTGTCAAATGGTGCTATCTACACATTATCTCAAGCGTTAACAAAGGCTAAAAAATGATAGATACATTAAAAACATCAGCTGTAGGCATTGCGGGATCCACTACAGCGCAGATGTTACACTGGACAGAATGGGTCCCACCAGTGTTTAGTGCACTTGCAGCACTATCAACATTAGTATTTATGCTTATTAAAATATACAAGGAGGTACGATGAAGGAAATTATAGCAGACTACTTATTTAATGACGAAATGAAGGTAAAAAT